ATAAACAGTATTACCATAAAGTAGTCTACTTCCTAAAGGAAACAGTTGAGTGAGTCCTGAAGTAAAAGGGTCTACTGTTCCGTATTGGCTTCCGCCTTTACCTACTATAAAATCAGCAGGTCCATATCCTGTTGCTGCTGCATATTGAACGTGTCCACCATCATCAGTAAAAATATTACCATCTGCGTTGATTACCAACCCATTTGTTACCGCACCTGAAGTTGAATCTATATCAATGGTTTTGAAACCATTTTCGGACCTTACCGATCCATTGAAAGTTGTATTAGCCATTATTAAGTCTCCTTAATTAATCTATCGTCTTGGCAATGTCTGCTAGGGCAGTCGATAGAAATTAATAAAATCCCTAGAAAAAAAAAGGGCAACATAGTCACCCTTTCTTATTTTAGTTCTTACGAACTACCTGGTGATCCATAGATACCTAGTGGATCAGATACTCCAAAGGAATATCTCTCTCTAGCTTTGTATCTTACATTACCAGTATCAAAGTCTCCATCCATAGATGTAGTCATTGGACTTCTAACAAAGTGCTTCATGCCGTCAGGTATATCTGTCGTGATGAAGAAAGCATTAGTATCAGTTAAATAATGATTAACTGCATAGCCTTCTGGAATCACGCCATTTGTTTTGATAGCATTGATGTCATTGTCAGCAGAACCAACTTTGTAATCGCTTTGTAAAAGTCTAGTAGCAACAAACTGTAAGTCTGAAGGTACTATTAATTTTACTGGTCTAGCAGCAATTTTAAGACCTCTTTCATCAGTATATTTACCGATTTGAATAACCGCATCTTCTAAAGATGTTTCATTCAAGTCAGCTCCTGCTGAAGGTCTGTTGCTGTTAGTTCCACCACTTACTAATGGATGATCTGTGCTAAATAAAGCAACATCATCTCCACTTTTGAAAGCGGTAGAAAATCCATTATTCAATGGAAAAGCAGATTTTACCTGTTTGGTGTAAGCCATTGCACGAGCCAACGCTTTGGTATATCTACCAGAGAGAGAAACGTAGAGGTTATCCTCCATTGCTTCTTCTGTGATTGAATAGCCCATAGCTATTGTTTCGTGTGTGTAACGAGCTACGAAAGACTCTTGTGCAGTATCATAATTGATAGCTGAACCTTCATTTTTTACTGGAGCAGCACCGAAACCAGACAACTTTAACTCTTCTTCAAATGATCTCTCAGAGTTCTCAGTTGCATAAATTTCTTCATGCTCATTTTCGTAGTTATTATACTCTTCGCCAAACAACGCATTTAATCCTGGAAGAAGTTGTTTTAGCTCATTTGCTCTTGATATAGCAGCCATAATATTCTCCTATTAACCTATGCCAGTTGTATTTAACAACTGATGTCCGACATTAAACATAACGATTACATCTGTGTAAGCATCTCCTACAGTACTATCTGGACCATCGACAAATTCGATGAGCTTTAATGGTAGTGTTGCAGTAGTTGCAGCAGTAGATATACCGACTGTATTTTTGCTTGTACCGATCGCTGTACTTCCTGCAGTTTGCACGATGTTACAGTTTTTGCCCAAGTCGTCTTGGTCTGCTGCTCCATTACATTGCATTTGCATTTTGATAAACGGATCGGTAGCCACATACGCTACTAAATCATCTGCTGCAGTTGAAGCTGTATACATTTGATTAGGCGTAAATTGCCCTGTTGAAGGGTCTGTGTAAGCACAACCAAGGAAAACACCAATAGGTGTTAAAGTCGCAGTACCCGTGTCTTTTTCGACAGTAGTATTTGGATTGTTGTCAGCCCACTTAACAATATCGCCATAGAATATGCTAGTAGCATACGCATTTTTAATTTTGTAGTGAGTAACTTTTCCTTGATAAGGGCTTCCAACAATAGTTCCAACGGGTCTTGACCCGAAAGGGGTAGCTGTTGATGACATATTTGTCTCCTTATATTAAATTAATTATTAAAGATTCTATGAATCTTTACCAAATGAAGTTCTCGACTTGCGTTCAAACACTTGTTTGGTCGCCATTCGATTATCCTGATCTTTAAAGTAAACATTGTCTACAGAGTCTAATTGAGATTGAGCAAGGTCTTGGAAATACTTATCTCTGGCTTTCGCTTTCTCTGAAGGCATTTTACATAATAACTGTCCGCCTATTTCTACATTACCTTTTGTAGCCCATTCTGATCCGTGGTCCATCATGTGTATTTGAAGTTCTGGATGATCTTCAAGTTTGCATGGAATCCACCCTTCACGAAAACGTCTTGATACATTAGGGTTATCAGATTGACCTAATAAGGCTGTTCTAATATACCTAAAGACAAAGCCGTCTATAGGGTTCGGTGATGGTAAATTAGCAGAATTTTCCCAGCTCTGTTCGTGCTGAGTAGCCTCTCGGCTATCTGTCTCTCTAGGAGTACGCTCTTGATCTATAGGAGAATCAGTTGAAACTTCTTCTACTTTATTTGTAACTTTATTTTCTTCTGACATTTAACTCTCCCTTAATAATTGATTTGCGTATTGCTCAGGACTTATACCAAGTTGGCGAGCTAGCTTAACTTGTGTCTGAGAAAGACGTATTTGCGTGGGTTTTTTGTTTCCGCTATCCCTCGTTGCGGATGCAACAACTGTTGAAGGTTGTCGTTTTGGAGTTCCTTCTTGAAGCATTTCTGTTTCATTAGTAGAAGTTACACCGAAAAAAGTTGGAAATTGATTACGCATAGCGTTATCTACTCCATTATAATATTCTTGTGACTTACTTGCTGGGTCTATACCTTTAGACTGTAAACTTTGATCTACATACATAGCAAAAGAAGTCATTTCTTTATGAACAGGTTCGCTACCCATAAACCAAGGATTCTTTTGTGACCATACCTGCATTTCAGGGTCTTGCTGTTGTTGTTGTACAACTGGAGCTTCTTGAGGCATGTTAGCAGAAATTTGATTCTGTACAGACTGTGCCATGCTTCCTGACTGTTGTTCAGCTAAGGTTGCTTTAGATAACAACTCTTGTGCTTTAGTCATATCGTCAGCGTTGCCTTCTTCGTAAGCTTTCTTAAATGCTTCTGTAGCATTTTGCTTTGCCCACAACGCATTGTTATGTGCTTGTTTGTTTAAAACTTCTCCGCCTTGTTCAACCATAGCTTGTAGCCTTTGGTTTTCAGACATCATTGTTTGTAATCTTTTAACGGCTTCTTGTGATTCTTTATTAGCAGCTTCTTTAGCTCTACGTTCTTCGTGGTATTCGTATTTAATTTTAGCTATACGATCACCAGCTTTTTTACTGTAATCTGTTATTTCTTGATCTACAGCTTCATCATCTACATCAGGAGTTGCATCTTCTGCTCTTTTTGGTCTGCGATCTTCTACAGGAGTGTCATCAATTATTTGAACTTCTAATCCTTCTGGAATTTCATTATTTATTTCTGTAGTTTTGCCAAAGAATTTATCTTCTTGTGTCTGAGGTACAGTTTCAGGGATATATGGTTCTTCGTTTACTATTTCAGTTTTTGATTCGCTCATGCTCTAACTACTCCTGTTGGGTCGTCAACTACTGCTTCCACAGTATCGTCATTAATTAAACGAAACTCTTGTCCATACATTTTCATTCGTGTTCCTGAATAAGCTCTAAAAACTACCCAGTCTCCAGATTTGCACCATGCTCCGCTTGGAAACCTTTTAGTATCGTTATAGCACTCTGGTCCAAGCTTTAAGACGTAACCGCAAATATTGCTTACTTCTTCGTCTTTAACTGTAGAGGATGCTTTAATGATGCCACCTTCGGTTTTTTCTTCAGCAGTAGGCATTGCAATTAAAATCTTCCAACCTTTAGGTTCAGGTAATTGACTTTTAACTTCATCATCTACTATAGGAGTTTTAACACTTTCTGGTTCTGGTATATCTATTTTTTTTTCTTTATTCATATTTGCACGACTTTAGGAGTCGAGTTCCTATTCTGATAAGTTCCTTTGGACATAATCCAAAAGTTCTCGTTCTGCAAGGGCTAAACCCTCGACAATACCAGCCATTTTTTGATACTCGGAAAAATCTTTACAAGCTCCTGTACTCATATGGTCAGCATGTTCATTCATCATACCTCGCAACTTCAGTTTCATATGTTCTGAAAGTGATAGCTGTGTGATATCATTACTCATTCTTATTGATATCTTTTCCTATATTTAAACCTATGTCAATACCTTTTTGATATTCTTCTCTTTCAGCTTTGTCTTCAAGCTGTTTATTTGCAAGCAGATCGCTAGCAGTTGCTTGTCCTATTCTAGCACCTGCAATTTCAGTTTGAGCTTTAATACGTTCTTTTTCTATCTCATCTCTAGCAGCAGCTTTTGCAGAATCTAATTGCAATCTACTTCTGTCTTCTTCTATTTTACGTTGCAGATCGCCTTCTTTAATAGCCATTTCTCTTTCTTTAGCCATTATTAATGGGTCTTTCTGCTGTTCTTGTATTCTTTCTTGCTCTGCTCTTTGCTGTGATGTTCCAAGAACTCTTTGAGCTGCTTCTGCAACTAGACTAGAAATACGTTTTTCTACGTCTGCTGGTAACACTTCTCCTTCTGGAGGTAACTCAACTCCCATTTCAACTTCTACTTCTTTTCTATACTTCATGGTTAAGTGTTCATTAACGTAAGCTGAAGCTGCTGCAAGAATAGATGGTGCTGCAGGACTTTGTTCTACAGTTTTCATAATTTCTGGATTCTGTTGAGCAGAAGCTACTACGGCAATGTGTGCTTCATGGTCTTGTTCTATAAACGCTTTGACAGGTTTGCCATTGATTAAATTTTGTACAGCAGTAACTGGATCAACTGGTTTAACATCATCTGTGTCAGGAATAATGTCTTGTACATCTTCTATTCCTAGTACGTTTAACATCTGTCTGTGCAATTCAGGAAGGTTATACATCTCAGGAGATGACTGTGCCAATTGCATAGCAGCTTGATATTGCATAATTCTTTGAGCCATTGTTGCTGCATTGGGGTCTGATACAGGCAATACGTCTATTCTTCTATCAAAGTCTTCTGTTTTAATAAACTCTTCTTCATCTGTTTCATATGGGTAAGAAGGTTCTGTAAAATCTTTTACAATTCCTACCAATATATCAAATTCTTTTCTCATGGATGCGTGAAGCCTTGCTTGTACGGCACTCATTACTTTTTGATTTCTTTCCAGTAAAGCTAGTGTAGTTCCTACTGGTGCTTGGCTATTCATGTCAGATACTTTCATATCTGAGATGCTAGCAAAACGCCTACCTTCTTCTACTATGTTTTGTAACAATTGGTATAAAGTTCCTGATGGTTCTTTGTATGGCAAGAAAGTAATGTTGTCTCTAATTGCTCCACCTGGAACATCAACATCTCTAAACTCTCCAGGCATGATTGGGGTATCATCGCCTTTTATACGCAAGCCTCGTGCTTTTAAACCACCAGGAAGGTTAGATAAAGTACCAGCATCTACTAATTGTCTTAGTATAGATGTAGCTGATTTTGCTAATCCACCTACCATGTGTATTAATCCAAAGCCATAAAATCCTAATCCTGGAAGGTATTGGTAGTGTACAAAGTGCATCCTTCTTAACTTTTTAGGATCATCTTCGTAATAGTTCCTACGAATACTTAATATAATTCCACTTGGAAAATCAATCGTTACAACATAAGGTATAGCTATACCTGTAGTTTCACCTGATTCATCAGTATCTTCATACCCTTCTAGGTCTAAATCTACTTGCATTTCTAATACAGTATGACTTTTATCATAGTTGTAAGTATCAGACTCACCCGTTATATCATTGTATTTTTTTGTAATATCAGAAGTGCTTTGTGATCCATCTGGTATATCTATGTCTCTATAGAAGCCATTGACTTGCATTTTTCTAATAATGTTAGAAGACTTACGCATTACATGAGTAGCACGTTCACAAGTCTCTAAATCGCTAGCACCATAGTTAACCACTAGGTCTTCTGCTGGTACAAATATAGAACTGGGTCTGTCTAAGCTAGCATCAAAATAAACTTTACGAAAAGCAGAACCTGCCAAAGGTAAAGAAAATAACATCTTTTCTGTTTCTGTTCTGTACTCTGACATCTCATGTGTCAGTAAGTAGTTTAAATAATCTTCTACTCTTTGGGATTGTTTTTCTTTTTCTTCTGTTACTTTAC